CTTCCTGATGTATCATTTCTTTCATTAGTGCCAATTTATTTGTGCGTTAGAACCTCTCACGACTCCGTTGTACCACCTTGCAACTTTGTAGTAAGACGTTGGATAATTTTTTGTTTTGGCGTTTTCAGCAGCTATTTTCTTTGCTTCCGATAGGTTGCTTGCCGTGATTAAATCTAATTCTGTAACTCCGTCAGAGTAAAGTACTTGGTATAAATTTTTTTGCTTTTTCATTTCGTGTGTGTTTTGGTTATTGACTCTCCAAAAGTAAATAAATCTTTGAATTTTGCAAAATAATCAACGTAAACTTTACATTTTTAATAAAAAAAAGCCCGACAAACTAATGCCGAGCCTTTCCAATAAATGCACACACAAATCAAAAATCTTGAATGCCCAACCTTTTTAACGCCTCCTCACTCGCTGACTCCATTGCCATGTCGCTGTAACCCAAAGGAACGCGCCCAATGCTTACATATAACTCATCCGCACCCGGATTATCGACTAAAGGCAACCCCATTGCTTCACGGGCTTCATTCTGCGTTGCAATGCCAGCCTCAACAGCCATACGCATCGTTTCAACAGTTTGCTTCTTATCAGCTTGCAACTCAGGAATTTGCGAGTAATCAGGAACCACAAGTATGTTCTCATCAAAACTCGGAGTGAGCCATCGGTTGAACTCATCCCAAAACGCATCCAAAGCGGGCTGGATCGCATCCGTGTAAATCGCTTTCCTCGCCTCGTTTAAGTTGCTGTACGTTTGGTTCTCAGGATCCCCAAATAACTGACTCGGCACATGGTAAAGGTTGCACATATCCCTCAACGTCATGTTATGATCCACATCAAAACCAAGCTCCTTGCTGTTCATTATAATACTCTGCCACTTGATTTGTGCGGCTGTAAACATAGGCTCTCCCGTTGCTGTTGGCCCGGAGTACTTTTGCTTGTATGTGTTTCTCAACTGCTGGGCTTGCTCATCTGTGAACGGGGTTAGTTGATTCCCATCGCTTGAAATAATGCCCCCCACCCCTCTGTTTTGGTAAAGATACATCTGAGCATCTTCCGCACTATTTGATTTGCTTAAAATCTTGTTACCGGCCTTTAACGGGCTTTGGCCATACCATTCAGACCCTTGCTCAAAGTTGAGGTTAGCCTTTTTCATGTGCATCACATCATCATAAGGCATCCGCTTATCATAAGCCCCATAAATTAAGCGATACGACTCAACGGGGTTCATCCAACCTCCGGAAATAATCTCCATGTACTGACTCGGTGCAACGTACAATTCAAGCGTTTGCCCTTTATTCGCACCCGCATCTAATCTCGGAGCATAAGCATATCCGTTTCCCGTTACAAAATAGAACCCGAATAGCTGCTCCATAAACTCCCGGTTGCTTTGCCATTTGTTAGGGCTGTTTAATAACTTACGCAGTTTCGTAGCTGCAGGGCTGTTGACTTCCTCATATTGACCGTACTCATTCACTCGCACGATCTTAAAAGGAACCGAGGCCGCTTTTTCGCTCAGGAACGATACAATACTGTAAAGCGTGGAATTTGAGCGATAACCGTTCTCAATATAGCTCTCAAAATTCTCATCGTATGTGATTGGTTGTCTATTCCCTAACCACCAATAGAGTGAGCCAAATAAGGCATTGTCCGCGCTCGTTTGGACTGCCTTAGTGATATTCTTGTAAATTCTCTGTAATGCGTTCATATCGCGAAAAATGTATTTTTATGTGGATTCAATGCCATTACCAACGTATCAACGCGATCATCATGCGCTCCATTCGGAAAGATTGCCATTTCATTTAAGAAAGCATCGTTCCACGCGCCAAGCATTAAATGCACTCGGCCTGACTCTACAATCGGGCTTATATCCTGGACCCGGCTTACCTTATCCTTTGTCGGGTTAAAACCTTCCATGATATTAAGCCCCGTTTGCTTTTTCAGCACTTGTACAATGCTCTTGCCGCTTGCCTTTGGCTCTACTTCAATTCTGCTCCGGGCATCACATCCAACATCCCTACAAAACTGTGGAATGTAAGAAACTAAGTCAGGAAATTCATATCGAACCGCCTCGCTTCTCAAGATGTAATAATTTCCGTTTTCCTCATAACACGCTAATAATGCTGTGGCATCGTTTTGAGCCTTTGCTCCATACGCGGGGTCAATGTACACATTCACAATAGCTTTTGGGTTTACATTTGTGTAAATATTAAACCAATGCTTCCTTAGTAACCCTCCCTCACTCGGACTCGGTTGCTGTTGCATTTGCCCAGCATAGCCATAAGAACCCAATGCAGTTTTGTAATCATCCAGTAAAGCGGGAGTAAATCTGCTCGGCCAAAACGTGCCATTTTCATACTTCTCAGCCCACTTGCTCGGTTTAATCGCATCGCACTTCTCAGCCGGAAAGCAAATATGAAAATACTTATCAGGGCTTTTGTTTAATAGATACCCAGTTAAATCGTCCTCATGGAGCCTTTGCATGATGATAACCCGCACGGCTGTTTTAGGGTTTCGGGTCCGGTTGTAAACCGTTTCTGAGTAGTTTGTATTCGCGTTCTCCCTTTCCTTTTCGCTTGCTGCTTCTTTCGGGTTTGTTGGATCATCTACAATGATAACATCTCCACCGGAACCCGTTGCAGAACCCCCCAAGCCAATCGCATAACGCTCCCCGCCTACCGTATTCTCGTAATGGCTCTTTACGTTCTGATCCGTTTTAATAGTAACCGCCTCCGGGAATGCTTCCTCGAACTCAGGGCTTTGCAATATGGTACGACTCAACCGAGCGTGCTTTGTTGCTAATGCTCCCGAATAACTAACGGTCAAAAAGGACATACTTGGATTCAATGTCCATGCCCATACGGGCCACATAACCGTTACGAGCATTGATTTGGTTGTACGTGGAGGCACATTGATAATCAAATCTTTGCTCGCGTACTCATGGCCTCCATCGGCTTTCGGAGTTTGTGTAAGTATTCTTTGCGTGTGCGCTGTTAAAGCCTGGGCAATGACTCCGTGATGCCAATTTAATTCAAGAGGTGTCGTTGGCTCAAGCACGGGCCAAAAACGCTCCATGAACTCGATAAGCGTTGGCCGGTAATTCACGCGATGTCCGTTGTAGGATCAGTCAAGAGCCTTTTATATTCCTCTTGACTCATTGCCATAGGCTGATGCTTTTGAGTTACGTCTGCCTTAACCTCGCTTCTGCTTAGTTTAGGCTTAAAGTATTCGAGAACCTTCAAATACATTTCACAAAAATCCTCATCTTCCATTTTAGTCAATGCTAAGTTAAACCGCTCTGTGTGCGTTTCTCTTATAGACTCTCCCAAAGCCTCCCATTGCTTTCCTCTTGCGCTTTTTGCGCCTTTTGGTTTGCCTGGATTGCCTTTACCAAATGTTCCGTCAGAGTTTCTTGATTCCGTTTCCATCCGTATTTTTCGGTTTTATTAAACCCACAACCTTAATCTCTCGTTGTGTATTTCTTTTAACTTCTCTTTACTCAATTTAGTGCCAAAGTCCGCTTCATGGTGGCAACTTCTGCAAAGGGCTTGTAAATTCTCAATGACATCCTTTTTCTTTTGTGGATCACCTCCCATGCCTCTCGGCTCAATGTGGTGCGTGTCAACAGCTTTTTGGCCGCATACCTCGCAAGGAATAAAATCTCCCGGCAAGTAACCGAAATGATCCAAGTATATTTTCGTGTGCCGTTTCAACTAAACTTTATTCCTAATTCTTTTTCAGTCTGATACTTCCATTCATCCCATTCCCAAATAGTAATGTATAATTCAATGCCTACTCCGATCGGAATAATCAAATGCGTTGAACCAGTACCAAATATTTGGTCCAAGTCGTACACTACTCAAATTTTCGCTTGAATAATTTAGCCTCACCAATACGGTCCACGAGATCGCATTTGGTTTTACTCGTTAAAACAGCATCCATGAACTCAGCCGTTAATGTATCTTTTTGCTCTTGATACATTAAAACTGCATCGTAATACTCCTCCTGAGTGCTAAAATCTGACTCAACTGGAGCCTGCAAATTTTCGAGTTTGTTCCTTAGTGTCATTTGCGCTCTAATTTAATTCTATTTTGGAACGGCTTATTGGTTATTAAATCCCATGCCTCATCAGCCGTGTGTATTACGTTTACATTGCCTTTCCAAGCATCATGAAACCCCTTTTCCCCTTCGGTCAACTTACGTGCGCTCGGTGGCTTATTCGGGTCCTTAATCTCAAAGGCATAATTTGATCCAGCGTAGCCAACAAGAATATCAAATGCGTTTTTCAACTGATGCGTATTGAGTACACTCGCTCCTCTATTTCGTAATTCTTGCACTATTTCTTTGTGATTTGAATCTACTTTGGCCACTCTCCTCATATTGCTAAGATACGGAATTATTGCAAATTACGCATTTCCGCTTTTAAGTAACTAATGTGAACGCTCAATGCCGTATGTATTCTCTCAGCAGCTTCCAACGTCCTCCGTAAGCGATACATCTGAGGAAATCGAACATTGGTAAGATTACTCGCTCTCGATACGCTCATTCCTGAATCTACATACTCACTCAACTGATTCTCGTATAAATCATGAACCTCAGCCCGTACCGTTGTCAAGTAATACAACGTGCCGCCTATCTTCTGCAATAAATGATTCAACGTGGCTCCATCTTGTAAATTGCACTTGTAATATTGGCCGATGTAATCATT